TTCATCTCTGATGTCATTGATTGTTTCATCACTGATATTGTGCTGCTTTTTTATATCCTCATCATTGACTCCAGATTTCAACTTCAATCTGACTTTGCTGATGGTATCTTTATCCTCAAAGTATTTTGAATTGTATTGACTTCTTTTGTATGCACTTTTGATGGTAGCCATCATCCGATCATGTGAGAAATCAGATTGACCATTTATGTATTGATTCCAGATATAACTTTCTGCAGTCTCAATTAAAATACCATATTCACACAAACAGCAAGCCAATTGAAAAATGTAGTTATTTCTGTTGCCAGATCCGAATACACCGAAATTAAACTTCTGAATGATGCTAATCTTTTTATCCTCATCTGTTAAGATACAGATTGGAGGCCTTTCAATGTATTGATATCCTTTGTCTTGCTCTATTCCTTGAAACTCTTCACATTCAAGATTCATGAATAAGTCTGGATCATAAGATTCAAAGCATACTCTTGAAACATTGGATGTCTTGGAATCAAAATAATCAGATTTGAAATGCTCAGCCCAAGCATTAAATCTTCTTTTGTGCTCATGCTTATCAGATTTTGGAATCTTAATAACTACCTTCAGACCATTTCCTCCTGGTGATTTAAACAACAGCAATACATGTGGATCATTGATAAGTATTTGTCTCTCAAGGTCCAGTTCAAATTCTGATGGATAGCCATCGTAATCAAGGACACAAAGTCCAGAATGCTCCTCAAGTCCATTATCTGATCTTTCTTTAAAGATACCATTGAACATAATAGCATACAAAGAATTCTTGAGCTTCTTATATTCATCAGTTCCATGATCAAGACTTCTAATTTTCTCAATCTTTTCAATAAGCTCTGGAGTTCCTTTCTTAATTCTGTTGGCTACCTCTTGAATTGTTAATTCATAAGGAGTCTCTTTGCTGTTAAATAGGTTTCTAAATACTGATATTTTCATATTACTGTTTTAATACACCGTTTAAAAAGATGGGGAAAGGACAGTGTCAAACCTTTTACGTGGATGCCTCCGACAACCCCGGCACAAATATAAATGTTTTTTTATTAATTCCAAATACGTGACAAGCATTCCTAAATATGACAACTCAAAAATGTAGTTGTCACGCCTATAACCTTTATCTGTATTCATTTTCAGCGTTTGCGTGACAACATGACAACTGCAAACTCCTGCTAAGGAGGAGCATTTAAAAAAAATAGAGCCAAGCGTATATAAAGAGAGTTGTCTACTTGTCATAATACCCATCCTTGATTCTCTGTTTAATTATGCCAAGAGCTGTTGTGTTGTGACAGTTTAAAATATCCTGATAGATAGTATCTTTGTCCTCCTCCATTTGCACTGAAACCTTACCAAAATGATTGAGATATTCTCTGATTGTGCGATCATATATTTTATCCTTACCAAAGAACTGGTCATGGATCTTCAATGCGTTGATCACTGTTGCATGGTTTCTGTTGAATAATCTTCCAATCTTTGATAGATGCCAACCTTCATCTCTGAGAACAGCATAAAGATAGCTCCTCTTATAAATGAGATCTCTGTATCTGTCCTTTGTGTCAAGGCTGTCTTTCTGAATCAGTTCTTTCACTTGTTGTATTATGTCCATTTAAGTAATATTTATTATGTGAATCTTTATTGACTTGGTATCCTAATGCTTTGAATAAATCAAAGTAACGGTAAACTGTTCTATCTGAGACATCAAGATATCTTGCCATTGTTTGAAGATGCCTTGATTTGTGTTGCATCAACTCCATTAGCTTGATGCATCTGTATATTTTTCTTTGATTGATATTCATAGTATTCATTTATTGTTGTTAATAAATCTTCTTGCTCAGCCTCTCTGCTGTAATGCCAGGCCTCTTCTATCCAGGATAAGTCTTTCATAGTTTTAAGTTTTTAATGATTTTGTAAAGTACATTCACAACTATTGAATTACCAGCTTGCTTGTATGCTTGTGAATCACTGACTGGCCAAGTGAATGTATCTGGAAAGTCCATTAATCTGAAACATTCTCGCGGAGTTAATCTTCTGATTTTGTAATCCTTATTTATTATCGGAGGATTTTGACCTGTGAATTTTTCTTTCCAAGTATCTCGCATCATAGCCATAATAGCTGGTGAATTGCCATCTTGTCTCCATCTGAAACCTTCATCTGTTCTGTAATCTCCTATTTGAATAAATGGATCTGTTTGTCTGATACCACATTTTGTACTTATTGCATTTGAAATAATTGTTTCATTTGTATGTGGCTCAAATTTAAAACCATTTCCTCGTTCTTTGTGAATTTCTTTATGATCTGCAAAATACGACAACAACTGTTCACTCAGAAAATACTTATCATCAACATCATCCTCAAGTACATCCTTTAATCTTTTACTCAAATGCTCTTCTCTTGGAAATTGAAAGTTATTATCCGAATCATCCCGGATACCAATTAAAAAAACTCTCTCCCTATTCTGTGGCACACCATGATGCTTTGCATTCAATACTTGCCAATACAAATGATAATGAACTGAATCTTCATAAGGAAATATAACAGGAACACCATTAACTGATTTTCCACCTAACATATTGATCCATTCTTGGAATGTATTACCTCCATCATCTGAAAGCAATCCTTTGACATTCTCAAAGATGAAATATCTTGGCTTATTCTTTTGAATGAATTCATGAGAATTAAAAAATAATATACCTCGTTTGTCATCCTTTCCTAATCTTTTACCTGCCAATGAGAATGCCTGGCATGGAGGAGATGTCATGTAAATATCCAATGACTCAGATGGAATCTCTCTATCATATACATTGGTTGGATAGTATTCTGGTTCACCATAGTTATGAATGAATGTTTGCCTTGCATACTTATCCATGTCGCAGGCAAAGAGTTCTTTGTATTGAACACCCAATCTCATTAATGCTTGGTTAAATGCACCTACTCCACTAAAATCACTCCCTACTTTTATCATAGTTTCTCAACTTTAATGATTAACGGAGGCCACATATCCATCCGCTTGATTGCATCCTCTGGACTGTTGGCTTGAATGATTCTCTGTTGGATGATCCACTTGCCATCCTTTACTTTGTATGTTACTCTGAAATTCTGCATCTCTTTTTGCTCTTAAATAGTTATCATATAAATTAGAATTGAATCTGCCTGACTTCTGCCACCAGTATTCATAATAGGCTTTGCTCATATCTTATTCTTGTAAATTGTTAAACGACCTATGGCTCTTGCACATGTATCAATTCGATCATCATATTTGTCAGCCAACTGATTGAGACCAGATCTTTTCAAGTCTGGGATTAAAGATTGATACATTTTTATTCTGTAAGTGAAACCATTGATAATGGCATTAACATTCTCAATCTTTTCAAGTCTTGTAATTATCTCCTCTCTCATGACATTAAATTTAATACGGTAAACAATCCACCACAAACAATACAAACGATTGTCAGAAGGCTTAAAACTGCACTCAAAAATGATTTGTGTTCATCATTCGCTGGAAGTAATGGCTCAATAAGGTAAATTAATTTTGCTTTCATATCTGTTTTGTTAATTATTATGAGTCAAAGTTAAGAACTTTTTTCACTTATGAAACTATTTTAACATTTTTTAACAAATTAAGGAATAAAAAAAGGGAATGATTTTCACCACTCCCTCTCTGTTATTAACCAAAAAACAGATATGCACTACAAATATAGTGTTTTATTTCCTTCTCAATAAGAATTTAACAACTTTTCCAATCAATCCTGATTGCTCATTGACATCAACCTTGACCTCTGCATTACTGATCTCAACATCAACTGGAGCAGAATCAACCTTGATGCTTTTATTTTCTTTGTCTTTATGCAATTCAACATCAATCTTTGGAGTATCAACTTTAACATCAGTGACTCCATCCTTTCTGGTGATCTTGACATCAATATTCTTTGTGTCAATGTTTATATTCAAATTCTTTTTTGGTCTACCCGGCTTTTTCATTATGCTTCGTTTGTTGTTATTATTCCTTTTGCCTCAAGATGTACAACTCTCACAGATGTTGGTTGTGCAATCTTCCATGCTGTCCTTCTTGCTTGACTAAGTCTATCCTTTGCAATCCTTGTCACACTCACTGAATTATTCTGATTGCCTCCGAGTACATGATAATGTGTATTATCCTCACCAACATAGATCCCAACATGGCCACCACCGTTTCTGGTGAATGTCAATACATCTCCAAGCATTGGAACCTTTGCCACATTACCATACTTATTCCAGTTCAATGCCCACAATGGATGCTTGACAACATCCAATCCAGACGCATGAGCACAATATGCTATGAATAAACCGCACCAAGGTATCTCATCATTGGTATAAACCTTCTCAAGTCCAAGAGCCTTAGCCCAGGATAGAATGGTTGGATTGTGTTGCTTGCCAACTATCTCCTTTGTGCCAATGTGTTTAACAGCCTCAACCAATATCTTTGGAGCTGTTTCTTTTTTTAACCATGCATAACTCATAAGGAATCCCTTTGGATGTAAATATACTTAATTTTTCTTTTGATTGTCAATAGACTATCCACATCATGCTTTAGATCTTCCACCTTGATTTCATTCTCTCTCTCCAGATCATGCAGATATCTTTCTGCTCTTATTCTGACTTCATCTTTCTTTGGTGCCTTATATTCATGTGTTGGCATTGGTGTGAATATTGCAAAGAATGAACTTGCAATTGTAGCAATCAATAGTACTTTATTCTCCATCGAGTTTCTTATTAAGTTCTTTTTGAAACAATATATCTTGCATAAGTTTTTTATCTGCCTTTCTCTCCTCATCACAATCATCAATCTTTTTTTGTTGTGTTTTGATTTCATTGTCTTTTGATGTGATTAGATATCTTCCAATCATAATGACTATGGCAAATAAGACAAAGAATAAATAAGTAAATGGACTTCTTAGGAATGTTTTAAAATCAAGTTTGAATATTTTCTCCATACTTTATTATGCTAATATGTTTTATTCAGCACAAAGATATCTGAGTAAATTGAATTGTTAGCATTGGTTGAACTGAATTGAGCAGTAATATTTAATGTATTACTGACTGTTGTGTCAAATGTTGTTGAATTTACTGTGTTCCAAGCGAATCCTTGTTGAGTCCCAGATGCTGCTTTTAAGATATGGAATTGTGCAAGAGACACAACTGATGCAACTCCAGCGGCTCCAATAGATCTGATTGTGAATGTGACATTCAACATCCATACTTGATTATTAATTTGCGGTAATGTCAATGCACCTGAGTCACCTAAGTTGACAGATCCAGACTTTAATCTGATTCTGATTGTATCATTATTATGACCACTCATAACTCCACCCATCTCAACCCTAAATGAATCACCAACTGAGAAACCATTTGCCGGAACAATTAAACTACCAACTCCACCATCAATCAAAGTTCCTTCTGTTGTTGTTGCTGTTATGGTTGGACTGTTGGCTGTCTGAGAAAATAAACCAACATTTGTTGTGGCTGATGGACCAGGAATTGTGACAACAGTCTCTCCTCCACTATCTGCTGCAGTTACTCCAGATCCAGTGAATTTCAAAGTTGATCTTTGAGTTAATGCTGTGTTCTCATCCTTGATGGTATCATAAGCCTGAGCTGTGACATTAATTGTTGTTGTTGCCATTATAAGTTGATATTAATAGTATTATTTACAGTTGTGCTTTGTGTAAAGGTATCCTCGAGTTGACCATTGACATAAAGTTCATAATCAGTTGTTAGATCTCCGCAATTACTTGCTGGAGGATTACCATTCTCAAAGTCATAATCATCATAAGGAATAGAGCACCAGTCATTGTAATCATAGATAGCAACTGTTGCTGCCATTGTCCATCCAGCAGTTACATCTGGTCCGCGATTAATAAATGGTTGAGTCTGAATATCTCCGACAATATCTAAAAACTCCTCAAATCTCCACTGTTGGAATGTGATTCTAATGTCATTGCAGATGCTCAGACAATCAGAATGGATCTCATTGATCTGTCTATACTCAAGTACATTGTACTTGTCACAGATTGTGATGATCATATTGATGTTAACCGATTGAGCAGTCATTGTCCCTGGCTGCAAAGTGACAACCATCAATGGATATTGAACAGCATCTCTGGACACTGCATCAATAAAATCACCTTGAAAGAACTCGTTTATCTGCCTGTGCTCTGTCGCGATTATTTCCAGTTCTTTCATCAACTGGTTTAACGTTTTTTCCATCCTTATTGAGATATGCTTTTAATTTATCAATCTGTTTCTTTGAGAATTTCATTGGATCCAGTTCAATGGTTTATATCCAGTATCATCTTTCTTGACATATTCATTGCAATGATCTGAACACATATCACAATACTCTGGATATTTTGTTGCTTGATCATCCTTAAGATAGCCAATCAATCTCTCTTTGTAAAAGTAAGCATCCTTTCTCAACTGATCTCTGAGTTCAGCAACTTGATTGAGTTCCAATGTTTGTTGATTGTCATCTGTGATCCTTCCTGCTCCTTTATTAGTCAATTTATCAGTCAACAATAATGCTGCTCTGTAATCAACAAACGCAACCAGGCAAGGCACAACATAATCATTCATAAGATCAAGATAATCCTGAGTCCATGTTGATGTCTCAACTCTATTCAATAAGGCCTTGTAAAGAGGAGTTCCCAATGCTGGTTGAATATGCATATCTTGAGATCTCTTAATGGCAACTGCCAAGAGTTTTGTATCTGTATTGTTGTGTATTAATCCAAGTTTCTTGAGATTTTCCACTGAAAGTAGGTAGTTCATATCTTATCTTTTTACAACTAATTGCTGAATCCATTCATGTCTACACCATGGCGTTGATGCTTGAGTATCTGGATTGGTATACCATCCACCTCTGTATCTCCACACATCTCTGTCAACTCTGCCAGATATTGTGTTGATCTCATCCCTGGTGTAAAGTCTATTCAATGACATGAGTCTCTCACAGAATTGCCTTGATCCACTCTTTGCTGGAGGCACATCTAATCTGGTCCTGTATCCATAACGTACTTCAAATCTTTCAATAGGGATCTGCTCCTCACTGACTAATTGCTTTCCCAAATCAGTGACCTCTCCTTTCACTAAGATATCCCACTTCATTAATCTGGACATTGACTTTGCAATCTCCTCAATATTTGTATTCAAAGCCTTTGCAATACCATTTGAATCTTCACCATCGCCAATTAACTTCAATACATTCTTGTCAAAGTCATTCAGTTCTGCCGATATCTCTGCTATGGTTGCAAATAATTGATCTTGCTTTGAGAATACATCAGCCGATGGTGTATCCCATGCAATTGGAAATGTTGCATAAACCTTGTATTCATGAGCAGGATCACCATATTGTGCAAAGTATCCAATCTCATCATCTTCACAATCGAACTTACAAGATGACATTTGCTGTGCTCCTGGTTGCAATCCAACTATTCTGCGAGCTTGTGCCTCATCAATGGTTGGAAATGATGCCAATACAATGCTTAAAGCACTCTCACTGGTCAACAATCCTTCTTTAATCTTAGCAACAACATCAATAAGTGATGCAATCTGAGCTCCATTCAATGCTGATTTTGCAACATCAACTTGAGTTTCATTGGAAGGAATATCACCAACTGGTGAAACAGCGGTTGGCTCTTGTGTTGTTGTTCCTATCGGAGTTACATCTTTCAACTTTACAACTCCAGTCTCTCCAGATAATTTAACCATGTAATTCAAAATCCATTCAATTCTTTTTTGTCTGGTATCAACATAAGTCTTTTTGAATATCTCAAATAGATCCGCACTCTCAGCTGCATTGAATGATCCTTCTGGAGCAACACCAAACAATGATGGAGCAACAACAGAATGAGCCACTAAGATGTTTTGTTGAACACTATCCTCAAGCATGTCATATCTCTTATCCAAATCATTGCCGGTTAAGTTGTCAACCTTTGGTGCTTGATCAGAGGATGGAGCGAATGTGATGATGATGTCACCACTATTCTCAATTGCAGATGCTGGTGCCTTGATTTGATTCTTGAATGACTCTGCCTCTTCTTGAGTTTCTGGAAAGCCATCCATGAATGTGATCATGGTGCCAGATTTAAAGCCATTCTGTAGTTCATACATGTGGAATTTACTGATATCACAATCAGTCTGAATCGATGTGATACCTCCTTGATATGGTGGCTTAGGATAGACTCCATGTTCTTTACGTCCCTTCTTTGCTGGATCCTTATAATACAAAATAAATGATCCAACCTTGTTATTCTCATCAAGAGCAGGTAACGTTCTTAGATTTGTTTTCTCAGCCGATTGCTGTTGAACTGTCCAATCATCAGAAAGATAATACATTCTCTCATCAGATGAAACTCTGATCATGTCAATTGGAATGTATTCCCACAATGCAACCCTGGTACCTTCTTTGTTCCAAGTTCCTTTTACTGCGAATGCACCAAACAACTCATAATCGAATGCCAATTGTTCAACAATCTCATTCATGTTAAAGTCTGAATAAGGATTTGCAATGAATCTTGCAAGTTCACCAGAGACAACTTCAATCCCTCCACCAGCAATGTAGTGAGTTTTATTCTTTATTATACCTTGGTGCCAGGCTGATCCATTGTAAAGATCAATCAGAAAATATGGATAGTCATTCTTTTTTCCCCACTTAATAAAGCCAAGCATTCTATCTTGCTCTTCAATAGGAAGGACAAAATCCTTTCTGAATGACATTGTTTCAAGTTTCTTATTCATATATGTTAAATGTTATATTGGTTGAGAATTCATTTGATGGTGAGTCCTGGACATAAACATGAGCCCTGCCCTCCTCAACCAATCCATCAGATAAATCTGGATCTAAATTGACAGCGGATGTTTGCTGATATATTCTATATGTGTAGTAACCATCATAATCAAAGGTAACATCCACACCATCAGTCAGTTCAAACTCATCATATCTTGTGATTGATGAACTGATATTTGGCAGAATGCAGTAATATTTCAAGAAAGATTGCTCATGCTCAAACTCAAATAGGTAATGGACCGGACTCACTGTTGTCAGTTCTGTCACTGTCACTATCATTGTTGAGGTTGAGTTCTTCTCTAATCTTAGCATCTTTAATTAGTTTTGGTTTACGTTTCTCAAATATGTGCAA